ATCTCCGGCGTCGTCACCGGCAAGGGCAAGTTCACGGCGAAGGCCGTGACTTACACGGACGGCTTCTTCGGCGACTCGATCCGCGCCGACGTGTCCTGACCCACCCCGCTCCTGGCCCGGCCATCCCCGTGGATGGCCGGGCCTCGCCATGTACGGCGCCCCCGGTTGTCAACCCCTCGGTGCACCATTGACTCAGCGTCACCAGCAGCCCCAGCACCGAGGAGCCGCCGTGCACGACCAGCCCCTAGCCGACTACGCGTGGCCGACCTGCGGGTGCGGCCGGCAACTCCGCCAAGACGAACTCGACCGGGTCGCCTGCCGGCTGTGCCAGGGACACGTCGACCAGGCCCTTCGGCAACTCCCCGGCTCGAACGGTCTGTACGCCCAGCTGGCCACACGCCTGATGCCCGGCCGTGGCGGCGACGGGCTCGTCGTCTCCTCCTCCCGCACAGCGCCCCTCCCGCTGCGACTCGAACCGCTCAACCTCATGGCTCGCGGGGGAGTGGTCACCGTTCTGCAGGAATGGCTCGTTGCCTGGCACGAACACTTCGGCTGGCGACACCCCCGCTGGAAAGGCGACCTCCAGCAGCAGCTCGCCGACGTCGTGAGCGCACTACGCGTGAACCTAGAAGGCGCAGCCACACACCCCGCGTTCGGCGACTTCGTCCAAGAAGTCACCGCCCTCGTCAGGCAGTGCGAACGGCAGATCACCGGGGAACGGAAGGAACGGCCCATCGCCGTCGCCTGTCCGTGCGGCGGGATACTCCGCGTCACCATCTCCACCCCAGGCACCCGCTGCCGAGGCTGCGACACCCAGTACGCGCGGACGGAAGTTCTCGACCTGCCGCTGGCATCCAGGACGGCTGGGCAAACAGGAGCTGCAGCATGAGCGAGATCGCCGACTTCTTGCGGGCCCGCATAACCGAACGGCGCGCACTCGCTGACAGCATCCACAGTCGAGACTGCGAGTCGGTGCCCGACATCCTGTACCCGGACCGGGAGACGGGTGCGTGCGACTGCGGCGAACCGGCGACCGTCATTGCCGACTGCGACGCCAAGCTCGCTCTCATCAACGAGATCGAACCGGCCCTGGATGAGAACCTGGAGCCAGCAACCGACGCCGAACTGCACGCGCTGGAATCCCACTCTGCCTACGAGTACCGCACCACAAGCGGGCCTCGGAAGCAGTGGGATGACGTCGACATGCCGCCCTGCGACGACAATGGCGACCCCGAACCCGGATGGGAGCGCAACACCGACGCAGGCCGCGACGGCTGGGAACGCTTCGACTACACCGAAGAGTCCTACTGGCGGCGCCTGCGCCCCGACGGGCCGCGTTCCGTGCACCTTCCCCGCACGCTCCGCATCCTCGCCCAGCCATACGCTGGGCACCCAGACCACAGCGGCGACGAGTGGGCGCTCTGATCGGGCAGCCTGAACCCCGAAACCCTCAACCACAACTTGACAGTTCACCTGCACCGAAGTCATGATCTGCTCAACTAGCCTTCGTGCGCTTTGAGGCCCACCCCAACCGGTGGGCCTCAGCCATATCCCAAGGGGTGAACCGATGCCCCTCGCACTCGTCAGCGCCCAAGACGCCGCCTGGTACACAGGCCGGCCCGTCGGAACCATCTGGCGGTGGGCATCCGAAGGGCGCATCACCAGCCACGAGGGCCGATACGACGTCCGCGAACTCCCCGGGAAGACCGTCGACGAGGTCACCGGGGAAGTCCACCTCGGCGACCCGCCACCGCTTCCCCAGCACACGGCCCGCGCCGCCTAGTTCGTCCCGCCGTCCGAACAATCCCCCCGTCACGGACGGCGGGACTCCACCTTGCGCCACGCGGCGCCCATCCCGTAGGAGACCGCCGTGGCCAACATCGTGTTCAACGTCGCACTCGGCAAGGTCAAGTACTACGCCGAGCTGCCCGCCGCGAACGACGCCCTGATTGCAGTGCCGATCGAAACGACAGGCATTGCCTCCGACGCCACCATGCGCGACTACGACGACCTCGCCGCGCTACTGGCCGGCGCGTCCAACGAGCAGACGACTGCTGGCCGCAAGACCCTCACCGGCGTCACCGTCACCGTCGACGACACCAACGACCGGGTGGCCGTCGACAGCGCGGACATCACTTGGACCGCCGCCACGGGCAACGCGATCTCGGCCCTCGTCATCTGCTACGACCCCGACACTACGACGGGCACCGACACCGACCTGATCCCCCTCGTCAAGCTCGACTTCGCCATCACGCCAGACGGCAGTGACGTCACCGCCACCGTCGCCGACCTCTACCGCGCCACCTCCGCGGCATAGGAAGGTGAGCCGTGGCCCTCCTCGGCACCCTCAAAGATGGCTTTGACGACGGCAGCATCAACACCAGCCTGTGGACCGGGAACTACGGCGACCTCATCGAATCCGGCGGCCGAATCCGCATTCCCTGCACCACCGGATACGCGGGACTCAAATCGGCCAGCACCTACACCCTGACCGGCTCTCAGATCCTGCTGCGCGCCTATCCGCCCGCCGCAGGTGGTGCCACAAGCGCCGCAGCATCCATCCTCGTTCTGTCCTCGACAGGCGGAACCGACGCCGGATTCATTGTCGACCGAGCTCAAAACGCCATCGGCCTCTACAGCCGGGTCGGATACGCCGACGGCAGCGCCGTGTTCCTCACCTACTCGGCCACCGACCACGCCTGGCTGCGCCTCCGCGAAACCGGTGGCACCCTCTTCTGGGACACCAGTGCCGACGGCGTCAGCTGGACCAACCGCCGAACTGCAAGCACCCCGGCCTGGGCGGGCGACGCCAACCTTGCGTTCCTCATCGAAGCCCACCGCGACGCCGGCACCGACGACTACGCCGAAGCCGACTACGTCAACCTGCCGCCGGTCAACGTCGCGCTCGGCGCCGCCAGCGAAACCAGCACTGCGCAGACGGCCACCCGAAGTAAGACGAGGGCCGCGGGCTTCGCCAGCGAAACCGCCACCGTGATCGGGCCTGGACGAGTCAAAGCCCGGACGATGACCGCAGCGGCGAGCAGCGAGACGGCACAACCCCTCGGCCGGACCAAAGCGCTCGCCCTCGGCCCGGCATCCAGCACGGAAGACGCCATCGCTTTCGGACGCCGCAAGACCCGCAGCGTCACCGCGGCAGCCGAGGCGGACACCGTGCAACCTGTCGGCGTCAGCGTCACATCCGTCGACCACGCCTACACCGTTGGTGCACCGCGCAGCCTGTGGGATGCCGCGATCGGAGAACCGGGAGGGTGACGCCATGCAACACGCGGCCAGCGACACCCGCTATCTCCGCATCCCCGTCACCCCACCGGCAGGCGTCGACCTGTCCACCGCCCCGGTGAAGATCGCCGTCGTCTCTCACCGCACCAACCCCACCGCAGCGGAATGGCATCCCGCCGTGTGGGACTCGGGTAACGCCCGCATCCTCATCGGACCAGGCGGAGCGGTAGCCCCAACGCGAGGCGACTGGCGAGTGTGGATCACGTTCGACCCGCCCGGCGCCGAGAACATCGTCGAACTCGCCGGCTACCTCAGCGTCATCTAGCTGCGGTCACGCCACGGCCGATCGCGTCCGTGGTCCCGATCCACCCGCATCTGCCGGCCGTAGCCCACGAACACGACGATCATCGCCACGACCGACAGCAGCATCAGCACTGGCTGGCCCCACACCCAGCCGACCACCAGCACGCACAACGCTGCCACCAGAACTCCGGCAGCTACATTCCCCTGCACGTCACCACCCCCAAGCTGCACACGGTACGGAGAGGAAAGCGCGATGGCTACCTCTGGTGACGGCCTGGCCTTCAGCGGATCGATGGATGCCTTTACCGTCGCGCCCCCCACGCCACCCCGCATCATCATCTCCTCTGAAAATGGGACGCCTCTCGTCACCATTCACCCCAACGGCACACTGGAGTACGGACCCGGCTACAGCCCAGACGAGGCGGCCCGCCGCTTCTGGGATGCGATGCGCGTCTACATGCCGACGCGGTGCGGTCACGTGCCAGGCCAGCAGGTGGACTGATGCCCAGACGCGGGGGATACCGGGTGTGCACCGTACCCGGGTGCCCGGCCTACACCCGGGGTGGCGGTCGCTGCGACGAGCATCGGAGTGAGGCGGAGCAGAGGCGAGGCACGGCAAGACAGCGAGGCTACGGACGAGGGCATGAGACCCGCTTCCGCCCAGCCGTCCTCGCCCGCAACCCAACGTGCGTGTGCACCGACGAGGAGCATGGCCACGGCTCACCGTGCGGGCAACGGTCCGTGCACGCAGACCACTGGCCGCTCAGCCGGCGCGACCTCGTGGCCCAAGGCCTCGACCCCAACGATCCGAAGCACGGCCGCGGACTGTGCGGTCCATGCCACAGCAGGAGCACGGCACGCGAGCAGCCAGGAGGCTGGAACCGATGACCATGAAGGCCAAGGCGAAGGACGACGAGGGCGAGACGACAGAGGCGACGGAAGAGGTGGTGAGGGTCGAGGAGGTGCCGTTGTGCGGCGCCCCGCACTACCTGCCCATGCTCGCCCACCTGACCTGCACCCAGCCGGCCGCCGACCCGGACCTGCCGCCCGGCACTCCGGAGCACGAGCATCGGCACCAGGACGGGGACGCGATCTACGTCTGGCGGTGACCACCCAGGGTGTCATCGCAGGCCCCGGCCGGCGGATTTCCGTCACGGAGAGTCATGATCACCTGGGGGGAGACCCCATGATCAAGATTCGACAGGGACCGCCGGGGAGGTGGCTCCCCCTCTGTACGGATCTGGAAGGTCCGTGATCGCGGGTTGATCATGACGCAGCGTTACCCAACGCCGGCCGCAACGGCGGGCGCTGACGTGCCGCAACGGCACTTGGAGTTGATCAGTCATGGCAGGTATGGGACCTCCCCCCAAGCCGGCCGGGGAGCGGCGCAGGCGCAACGCCACTGTCGCGATGACCCGACTGCCGGCGGGCGGCCGACAGGGCGATCCGCCCAAGTGGCCGCTGATTGCTGACGTGGTGGCCACGACTCACCGGGACATGGCCCGACGACAGGCCGACGAGTACGAGTTGCAGCTGCTGGAGCCTGATCTGCAAGGCCGTCAGCGGGCTGCGGTGCAGCGGAAGTTGGACGGCGCGCAGTCGGCGGCGACGGTGCTGGACAAGCAGATCGAGGCCACGGCCGCCCTGGAGGCGGAGCTGTGGCGGGATCTGTGGGCGACTCCGCAGGCGGTGGCCTGGGAGCGGCTGGGCTGGACCCGGGAGGTCGCCCAGTACGTCCGCTGGAAGGTGAAGGCGGAACTCGGTGACCTGGACGCCTCGAAGGAGGCCCGACAGTTGGGTGACCGGCTGGGGCTGACGCCGTTGGCGCTGCTGCGGCTGCGCTGGGAGATCGCGCCGGACGAGGTGGCCGAGCAGCGGCAGGAGCGCACCACGCAGGCGCGCAAGAAGACGGCACGGCAGCGGCTGAGAGTGGTCGACTCGGATGCCGTGGCGGGGTCCTGAGCATCCGGGCGAGTTCCCCACGCTGGGCTGGCTGGTCGGGGAGTGGATTGAATCCCACTGCGTCATCCCGGACGGCGATGACATTGGTGAGCCGTACCTGCTCACGGACGAGATGTGGACGTTCCTCGCCTGGCACTACCGGCTTCGAGCGGACGCGACTGAGGATGGCTGGCGGTCTGCGTGGCACTACCGTCGTAGCCAGCTGGTTCGCCCTCAGAAGTGGGGCAAGGGCCCGCTGACGTGCGCGATGGTGTGCGCGGAGGCGGACGGCCCGGTCCGGTTCGCTGGCTGGGATGCGAGTGGCGAGCCGGTGGGGCGCCGGTGGGAGACGCCGTGGATTCAGATCGCCGCGACGTCCGAGGACCAGACGGACAACGTCTACCGCGCTCTCGTTCCGATGATCAACGAAGGCCCGCTGGCGGACATCATCCCGGATACGGGGGAGACCCGCATCAACGTTCCGGGCGGTGGGCGTATCGAGCCGGTCACCTCGTCGGGCCGGGCTCGCCTCGGTCAGCGGATCACGTTCGCGGTGCAGGACGAGACGCACAGCTGGGTGGAGGCGAACGGCGGTTGGAAGCTCGCCGAGACCCAGCGAAGGAACCTCTCGGGGACCGGCGGCCGGGCGGTGGAGACGACGAACGCGTGGGATCCGTCCGAGCAGAGCGTGGCGCAGCGGACCGCGGAGGCGTCCGTGAAGGACGTGTACCGCGATCACCGGGTTCCGGCGCCGGCGTCGCTGGCGAACAAGCGGGAGCGGCACAAGGCGCTGCGGCACGCCTACGGCGATTCCTCCGTTCTCGTCGGCGGCTGGGTTGATCTGGACCGCATCGACGGCGAGATGGTCGAGATCGCGGAGAAGGACCCGGCGCAGGCCGAGCGCTTCTACCTGAACCGGATCGTCGCTGGCACGGGCGCGTTTATCGACGGAGACCGCTGGGATCTGCGCAGCCAGCCGCAGGAGGTCGGCCCGCAGGCCCTGGTGACGCTGGGATTCGACGGCTCGGACATCGACGACTGGACCGGGATCCGCCTGGAGACTCTGGACGGCTACCAGTTCACTCCGGTGTACGGGCCAGATCGGCGGCCGACGGTCTGGAATCCGGCGGAGTGGGGCGGTCAGGTGCCGCGCCTGGAGGTCATGGCCGCGTTCGACGAGATCTTCGCCGTGTTCTCCGTCGTGCGCGCCTATCTGGACCCGCCGTACTGGGAGTCGGAGTGCGACACGCTCGCCGAGAAGTACGGAGAGAAGGTCGTCACCCGCTGGTACACGAACCGGATCGCCCAGATGCACGGCGCTGCCGAGCGGCTGGCGACGGACGTGACGAAGAAGGACTCGACGTTCCGTCATGACGGCTGCCAGTGGGCTGGCCAGCACATCCGCAACATGCGCAAGGGGGCCCGGCCCGCAGGCCGCTACGTGCTGAAGAAGGCCTCCGAGAGCCAGAAGATCGACATCGGGATGTGCTCGATCCTCACGCACGAGGCGGCCGGCGATGCGATCGCCGCCGGCCTGGCACGCACCAAGAAGCGCAAGGCGCGCGGATTCTGACCGAGAGGGGGCCGGATGCCTCAGCCTGCAGTCCAGTCCCCGGAGTGGTGGCGTGACCGCCTGTACGAGAAGCTGTGCAAGCGGTCCGCGGAGACGAAGGTCTTCGACGACTACTACGAGTGCGAGCACCCGCTGCCGTTCCTGCACGAGAAGGCCCGGGATCCCTTCCGGCGCCTGCTGAAGATGTCCCGGGCGAACTACATGGAGCTCGTCGTCGACGCCCTGGTGGGCCGCCTGGAGGTCGCCGGCTTTCAGTCCGACGCCGAAGGCGAGTCGGACAAGGCCGCGTGGGCGCTGTGGCAGGACAACAATCTCGACGGCGGCTCGTCCCTTGCGTTCCTGGAGGCGGCGATCCGCGGCAACTCCTACCTCCTGGTGTCGCCGGACAAGCGGCTCGACTTCCGGATCACCCCGGAGCATCCGACGCAGGTCATCACCGAGGAGAAGCCGGGCGAGCCGGGCGAGCTGGCTGCTGCGTTGAAGCTGTGGCTGGACGACTGGACGGCAAGGCTGTGCTGCACGCTCTATCTGCCGGGCAACGTCTACAAGTTCGACGCCCCGGAGCCGAAGACGGGAAGCAAGCCGCGCTGGGAGCGCCGAGAAGTTGCAGGCGAGGAGTGGGGCGGTAAGAACGTCCTGGGCGAAGTGCCGTTCGGGGAACTCACGAACCGGCCGCGCATGCTGAAGCCGGGCGCCTCGGAACTGCGGTCGGTCACAGGGATCCAGGACCGGATCAACAAGACGATCGCGGACCGGATGATGACCCAGGAAGCGGCGGCTTTCCCGCAGAAGTGGGCCACAGGCCTGGAGATCCCTGTCGATGAGAACGGGCAGGAGATCGAGCCGTTCAACGTCGCCGTCAACAAGATCCTCATCGCCGAGGATGGCGGCGCCAAGTTCGGCCAGTTCGCCGCCGCGGACCTGACCGGCTACCTGAAGGGCAAGGAAGCCGACGTCCACGACATCGCCGCGATCACGTCGACCCCTCCCCACTACCTGCTCGGCTCGATGGTCAACCTCAGCGCGGAGGCGTTGAAGGCCGCCGAGGCGGGCCTGATCCACAAGATCTACCAGCGGCGCCGGTTCCTGGAGGAGGGCCTGGAGCGCACGATGCGCCTCGCCGGGTTCGCATCCTCGCAGGCGCGCATCGTGTGGAAGTCCCCGGAGTGGCGGACCGAGGGCGAACTCGTCGACGCACTGGTCAAGATGGGCACTCTCGGGGTCCCCCGTGAGGTGCTGTGGGAGCGCTGGGGTGCGACGCCGCAGGAGATCGAGCGGTGGCGCAAGCTCAGCGAGGACGCCCTGGACCGGGCGCTCGCCGGAGACATCGCCGCCGAGTACGGGCCGAAGCCGACCGCCACGGACGACCCCGCGGCGGTTGCGGCCGAGGAGTAGGTGATGGCGACGGCTCGGCAGCTCGCGCTGCGCCACTACCGCCGCCAGCAGCGCATCGCCCGCCTCACCACCAATCAGATCCAGGAACTGTGGCGACTCCTCGACGTCAGCGATCTGACCGGCTCCTGGAAGGCGGGGATCGGCCGCCGGATGACGCAGGTCGTCACCGCCGGACAGCTGGCGTCAGCCGGCCTCGCCGACGCCTACGTCGACGAGATAGTGGACGTTGAGGGCGGGGATCCTGAGCGCGCCGGGTCGGTTCGATCGGCCGCGTTTGCGGGGCTCGCCGCGGACGGGCGGGCGCTGGACTCGCTGCTGTACCTGTCCGTGATCACGACGAAACAGGGGATTGGCGGCGGGCTCGATACGCAGGATGCCCTGATGCGCGGCCTGCGTCGGGCTTTGACGATGTCATCGTCGGAGGTGACTCAGGCTGGCCGGGGAGCTGTCGGCGCGTCGATGGCGGGGAAACGGACGATCCAGGGCTACGTGAGGGTCGTGCAACCGCCGGCCTGCGCCCGCTGCATCGTCCTGGCGGGCAAGGAGTACGGCTGGAACACCGGCTTCCAGCGGCACCCCAAGTGCGACTGCATCCACTTGCCGACGACGCTGATCGCACGGAGTCAGCGCCGAGGCCGCGTGGACTCGGACAGCTTCACGCCGACCACCCGGCCGGGCCGTGGTGGCGCCGGCTTCATTGACCCAAGCGCCTACTTCAATGGTTTGTCGCGTGCCGAGCAGGACCGCATCTTCACTGCCGCGGGTGCTCGGGCGATCCGCGAGGGCGCCGATATAGGCCAGGTCGTGAACGCCCGCCGCGGCATGTACACCTCGACCGCCTACGGCCGGACACTGCGTGCGACTCGTGAGGGCACGACGACGCGGGGTTCCTTCTACCGGCAGGAGCGGGCGCGGGACATCGCCCGTGGTCGCGTGCCGGCCAACATCGGCCGCCAGTACCGGCTGACGTCACCCCGCCTGATGCCGGAAGAGATCTTCGAGCTTGCCGAGAGCCGCGATGAGGCGATCTCCATGCTGCGCCGCTTCGGCTATCTGACCTGACCGTGCGCAATGCGCGGCCTTATCCCGCAACGGGAGTTCCGCATGTCCGAATCCGCAACCGAACCGACCGCGCCGGAAGGCGGCGAGCCCTCCGGGCAGCCGGCCGAGCCGAGCACTACGAGCGCCCCGGCAGGAGACGCCCCCCTGGGGCCCGCCGGCGAGAAGGCGCTGAACGAGTGGAAGCAGCGCGCCAAGGCCGCCGAGAAAGCGAGCCGGGAGCAGGCTGCCCGACTCCAGGAGATCGACGACAGAGACAAGTCCGAACTGCAGAAGGCCAACGACCGGCTCACCAAGGCAGAGCAGCGTGCCGCCGCAATGGTGGAACGCACCGCCCGTGCCGAAGTGCGGGCCCTCGCCGCCGGCACGTTCGCCGACCCTTCTGACGCCGCGGCCTTCCTGAACGTGGCCGACTTCGTCGACGACGAAGGCGACATCGACAGCAAGGGCATCGAGAAAGCCCTCGCCGATCTGCTGAAGCGCAAACCGCACCTCGGCAAAGAGGCGGCCCCGCCCTCCTTCGATGGCGGCGCCCGCACCACCGCGGCGAAACCGCAATCCATGAACGAGCTCATCCGCCAGCAGGCGGGCGCGAGCTAACACCGTCCGGCCCGGCTCGAACCGGCCGGCCATTCTCACGAAAGGCAGGCAGAAGCCGTGGCCTACAACAACCTGACGAGCCGCACCGACGCCGCGGCTCTCATCCCCGAAGACGTGTCCAAGGAGATGCTGGGCAAGGCCGTGGAAGACTCCGCGGCCCTGAAGATGTTCAAGCGGATCCCGGTGGCGCGCGGCCAGCTGCGCCTGCCGATCCTGTCGGCCCTGCCGGTCGCCTACTGGGTGAGCGGCGACACCGGCCTGAAGCAGACCACCGAGGTCAACTGGGCAAACAAGTTCCTGAACGTCGAGGAGATGGCGACGATCGTCCCCTTCCCCGACAACGTCCTCGCCGACACGGACGCCGACCTGTGGGACGAGGCGGAGCCGCTGGTGCGAGAGGCGTTCGGCCGCCTGCTCGACTCGACGATCTTCTTCGGCACGAACGCGCCGTCGAGCTTCCCGACGAACATCCTGTCGGCCGCAACGGCCGCAGGGAACAGCGTCAACGAGGGCTCCACCGCTGCGAACGGCGGCTTCTTCGGTGACATCGACAACGTCTACGAGAAGGTCGAGGCCGACGGCTTCGAGGTGAATGGCTGGGTGGCCGCCACGTCCGCCAAGTCGAAGCTGCGTCGCGCGAGGGACACCCAGGGCCGCAAGCTCGACGAGAACCGCGTCCCCGGCGACATGCGCACCCTCGACGGCTACCCGATCGAGTACGCCATGAAGGGCCTCTTCCCCCTCGCGGGCGGAGTCGGCGTCGACGGCGTGCGACTGTTCGGCGGCGACTTCGACGAGTTCGTCATCGGCGTCCGCTCCGACATCACGATGAAGATCCTCGACCAGGCGGTCATCCAGGACAACACCGGGGCGATCATCTACAACTTGGCCCAACAGGACATGACGGCAGTCAGGTTGACGTTCCGCGTCGGCTGGCAGGTCAGTAACCGAATCAACAACGAGCAGCCGACCGAGGCATCCCGCTACCCCGTCGCCGTCCTCAAGACCGTCGGCGCCTGACCCGAACCCCACGAAGGAGACAGACATGGCCGACACCGCCCCCTACGTGCGGGTCATCGAAGCCGACGTCCCGGCCGTCTCGACGGCCGGCAACGACGACGACAGCGTGATCGCCCAGGCTCCGTTCGACTGCACGGTGACTTCCGTGGAGTACGTCCCGGAGGCCGCCATCACCGGCGCCGACACCAACAGCCGCACCGTCAGCCTCGTCAACAAGGGCGCGGCAGGCTCGGGCAGCACGACCGTCGCCTCACTGGCGCTCACCAGCGGCGTCAACGCCACGGCGAACAACGAGAAGACCATCACCCTGTCCGGCACTGCAGCCAACCTGGTCCTCGCGGCCGGGGACACCCTGCAGTGGCGATCCATTCACGTCGGCACGGGCATCGCCGACCCGGGCGGCCTCGTCCGGATCACCGTCTCCCGGAACTGAGGAGCAGACCCATGGCTGCAACGCGACCCAGCAAGCCGGCCGGAGAGCCGCAGAACCAGCCCGTCCCGGCCGGGGACGAGGTGGCCAAGGCGGTTCAGCGGGCCACCGACAAGGCGCAGGAACAGGGCTTCTACGGAGTCGAAACCGACCCCACGCCGAACGAGCACTACTCGGTGGCCGGCGTCGTCGAGGGCAAGCCCACCCCGGAGACTGACCCGGACCACGCCCGCGACGTCCGGCAGAAGCTCGACGACTCCGCACGCCAGAGCTGAGAGGGGAGGTCGCCGTGGCCCTCCCTCCGTTCGCTACGGCGGCCGAGCTGGCCGCAACGATGCAGACGCCGGTCGATGCGGCAGCGGCCGATCTGGCGCTGGCGTCTGCATCGGCAGTGATCCGCCGTTGGACTCGGCAGACCATCACCCGTGTCACGGACGATGAGGTGCAACTGCGGGTCATCGACTGCGCCGAACTGGTGCTACCGCAGCGCCCGGTCGTTTCGGTGTCCGAGGTGAAGGTCAACGCTCTGGTCCTCAACGACTGGGTGCTGTCCGGGGATCGGCTGCTGCGCACGGGCGGCTGGCGCTATCTGCCAGGCACGTCGACCTACCCCGATCCGGGCATTGTGCAGGTGACGTACACGCACGGCTGGGAGGACATCCCCGACGAGGTGCGGGCCGTGTGCCTGGACCTGGCGGCGTCGACGGTCTCCAACCCGGGGATGCTCCGGCAGGAGTCGATCGACGACTACAGCCGCACACTCGCCGCCGAATCCCTCGGGCTCGGCGCCCTGTCCGAGACCCACAAGTCGCTGCTGGGCGACTTCCGGCGCCGCATCGGCACGGTGGGGCTGCGATGAGCTCCCTGGACACGCTGCTTACTGCCGGCCGCCATGCAGCCGAAGCCCGCATGAGGGACACGGTCCGCCTGTACTCACAGGCCCCTGACGGCTTCGACCGGACGAACGGCACTTCCACCCCGGGCGCCCAGACGACGCTGTACACGGGCAAGGCCCGCGTGAAGGCCATCGCGGCCTCGACCGGCGAGGAAGCGGAGGCCGGTGAGCGCGAGCTGGTGCTGCGCGAGTACGAGGTGTCCCTGCCCTGGTCGACGAGCCTGCCTGGCGGCACACGGGTGCTGCCGGGGATGCGGGTCGAGGTGACGGCCTCACCGGATGCCCGCATGGTCGGCCTTGTTCTGTGGGTGACGGGCGCCGCGTTCTCGGATCAGGCGACGGCCTGGCGGATCAGGACGGAGGACCGCTCGTGAATGCCCGCTTCAACATGACCGATGTCCGCCGCCTGGAACGCCACCTGGCCCGCGCGATCCCACGGGCCCGCCGTGATGCGCGGGCGGTGACCGTGCGGGGCGCAATGAACATCAAGCGGGACTGGCGGGCCAACGCCCGCGCCTCGTCCGGGCGGCACGCCCCGCACTACCCCCGCACCATCGGCTACGACATCGCCGCCTACGGCCCGGACATCACCATGGCGACGATCGGCCCAGACAAGGGCGGACCCCAGGGTGCGCTCGGCAACATCCTGGAATACGGGTCGGTGAAGAACCCGCCGCACCGGGACGGCGGCAGGGCGCTCGACGCTGAGGAGCCGCGGTTCCAGGCGCAGATGGCGATCATCGTCGCGCGCGGCCTGGCCTGGTGGTGATCCGGTGACCACTCCCACGGTTCTGCCACACGTCGATGCGGTGCAGGCGGCGCTGGAGACCATCCCTGCGCTGACCGTCTATCTCGGCGGCGTCCCTGCGTCATCGGGCTGGGTGCCGCCGGACAAGTACTGCGTGCTCTACCCGGAGCCCGGGGAAGCGGTCAGGGAATCGCTGGCGGACCAGCGCACCGACTTCATGACCACCTTCCAAGTGACCTGCGTGGGCGGCTCCCTTGAGCGCTGTCTGTGGGTGGCCGACAAGGTGCGGCAGGCGCTGAGCGGCCCTCTGTCGGTGGAGGGCCGCTCAGCATGGCGGCCGGAGGATCTGGGCGGGCCTCCGGTGCAGCGCGACGACGACACCAACCCGCCTTCCTGGTTCGTGCCGGTGCAGTACCGGCTGAAGTCCATTCCCGCCTGACAGGAGTCCTCTCATGGCGCTTCTCGCGCAGCAGGTCGTCGCCCTGAGCGGCCTGACCCCCACGTACTCGGCTGCCGCCGCCTCCACCACGGTGACGTGTGGTGAGCGGTCGTTCCTGCACGTCAAGAACACCAACGGTTCGTCGATGACCGTCACCATCACAGCAACGGGGAAGATCCGCGGCCAGGGTGTCGCCGACCTCGTCGTGACGGTGCCTGCGACGACCGGAGACAAGATGATCGGCCCGATCACCCCGGACCTGTTCGCATCAGCCGCCGACGGACAGACCGCCGCGATCACCTACTCGTCGACGACCTCGGTCACGGTCGCCAGCCTCGTCATCTGACGCCCAACCCCGTCCTGTTCGCCCCGTCGACCGGGGCTTTTTTCATGCCCTGAGGAGGGTCCATGTCTGACCTGATCAACGACGGAATGACCAAGGTGGTCTGGGCGTCGTCCATCTCGAACATCAACGCGCCGACCACGACCGAGCTGAACGCAGGTTCGGACTTCACCGCCCGCGTCACCCCGGACGGCCTGAAGATCGACCCGTCGACGGCGGACGTCGACACCTCGTCGCTGGCCTCCACCTTCGACACCAAGACCGTCGGCCGTGTCGGCTACGACACGGAGGTGACGTTCAAGCGTGGCACCACGGGCGGCGAGGACCTGCCGTACACGACCCTCAAGTACGGGGTGTCCGGCTACCTCGTTGTGCGTCGCGGCGTCGCCTACGCCACGGCGTGGGCGGCCTCCCAGAAGTGCGAGGTCTACCCGGTCACCGCGGGCGAGCCGCAGAATGTCAGCCCGGCGGCCAACGAGGTCATGAAGTTCGTCAGCCCGCTCAAGGTCACGGGCCCGCCCGCGACCGCCGCCACGGTGGCCTGATGGCGAGCATCGAAGACATCCTCGCGAAGGCGAAGCCCCGCGAGCGCACCGTCCGGGTGTGCATCGCGGGGGACGTCGCCGGTGAACTGGACAGGCTGCAGGACGAGTTGTCGCGGGTGTCGTCGGACTGGGAGCCGCAGGACCTCACCGACGTACACCCAGGCCGGGCACTCGCCGAGCAGATGAAGGCCCTGCGCGAGCAGGCCCGCGCGGCCGAAGTGCCGTTCCTGCTGCGCTACATCGGCGACAAGGCGTACTCGGATCTGATGGCCGCCCATCCTGCCAAGGACGACAGCCAGGCTTTCGATTCGGAGACGTTCCCGCGCGCCCTGATCGCCGCCTCCTGCGTAGATCCGGTGATGACCGAGGATCAGGCCGTCGAGCTGTTCGAGGTCATCAACGAGGGTGAGATCAAGAAGCTGTTCGACGCGGCCTGGGACGTGCACAACGCCTCGGACATCGTCCCTTTCTCGCTGGCCGCCTCCGCGCTCCTGGCGGCCCTTGGAGACGAGAGCTAGAGACCGCCCGAGCCTGGGGGGTTCCTCGCTCTGTCTTCATGGGCCGCGTCGTCGCTGATGGCGAACCGCTGTGGCTGTCCGAGGACCGGGCTTGGGCGCTCGCCCTGGCCGAAGTCGAGGCCGACGCATGCCCCGAATGCGGCCAGCCCTGGAGCGAGGCCACCGACCCGGACAGCGAGTTCGCCTACAAAGCCCACCTGGTGAAGTGCCACGCCTGCGGCACCTCCGCCAAGACGGTAAAGGCTCACCAGGACAACCACGGCGACACGGACGGTCTGCACGTCCACATCGAACGGCGCACATGAGACGGGGACGGGGGTGAGTCGTGGCCACCCGTACCGTCACCGTCCGGCTCGTCGCGGACGTCAACCAGTACACCCGCGGCATGCGCCGCGCCGCACGCGACACGTCGCAACTTGCCGGCGCGGGCGCGGCAGTGGGTACTGCGATGGTCGCCGGGTTTGCGGTTGCCGCAGCCTCAGCCGCCAGGTTCGACAAGGCCCTCAGCAACGTGCGCGCGGTGACGGGCGCATCCGCGCAGGACATGGCCAAGCTGCGGGCGGCGGCTCTGGAGGCCGGTAAGACCACCTCGTACACGGCGACCGAGGCCGCCAACGCCGAGGCGGAGCTGGCCCGCGCTGGCGTGAAGGTCGCCGACATCACCGGCGGCGCGCTGAAGGGTGCGTTGGCGCTGGCCGCCTCCGGCCAGGTGGACCTGACGGAGGCGGCGGTCGTCTCCGCGCAGGCGATGAACACGTTCGGGCTGGCGGGCAAGGACGTGACCCACGTGGCTGACCTGCTGGCTGCGGGCGCCAACAAGTCTGCGGCGGATGTGCACGGGCTGGGCATGTCGTTGCGCATGGGCGGCCTGCTCGCTCACCAGACGGGCCTGTCCATCGAGGACACGGTGGGCACGCTGGCCGCGTTCGCCGACCACGCGCTGATCGGCTCGGACGCCGGTACGTCGCTGAAGGTGATGCTGCAGCGGCTGGTCCCGCAGTCCAAAGAGGCCTCGCAGATGATGGCCCAGATCGGATTCAGCGCTTACGACTCCACCGGCAAGTTCGTCGGCCTGACCGAGCTCGCTGCCCGGATGAAGACGTCCTTCAGCAAGCTGACGCCTGAGGCCCGCAACGCGGCCATGGCCACCATTTTCGGTGCGGACGCCGTCCGCTCCGCCACGATCATGTACGAGCTCGGTGCCGAGGGCATCAACCGGTACGTCAAGAGCGTCAACGATCAGGGTGCGGCCGGGCGGATGGCCTCCATCCAGACCGACAACCTGATCGGTGACCTGGAGCGCCTGCGCGGCGCGATCGAGGTCGCGCTCATTGAGGGTGGGTCTGCGGCGAATGGCTCGCTGCGCACGATGACGCAGTGGATCACCAGACTGGTCAACGCCTACAGCAGCATGCCGCCGGAACTGCAGCACGCGATCACCCTGTTTACGGGCTTTGGCGGAGCGGCAGCGATCGTCGCTGCGGGCATCCTCTTGCTCATCCCGCGCATCCACGCCACGACCGCAGCCCTGTCGGCCATGGGTGTCACTGCTGCGCGCGTGCGGGCCGTGATGCTGGGCCTGGGCCGTCTGAGCATTGTGGTGGCCGGAATCACCGCCATGACGTGGGGCATCGACAAGCTGACCGAGAGCTTCAAGGATGCCCCTCCGAACGTCACCAAGATGACCAACGCTATGGTCGACTTCGGCCGCAGGGGCAAGGTCAGCGGCGAACTGGCGAAGACCTTCGGCAAGGATCTCGACGGCCTGGGCGAGGCCGTCGCCCGCATCGCCCACCCGGGCGTAGGCGACCGCATCGAGGACTTCTTCGGCACCCTCGACCCGGGCACCGAGCATGGCGGCCCCGGCCTGGACAAGGCCGTCACGCGGATCAAGGCCCTTGACGAGGCACTGGCGTCGCTGGTGCAGGCCGGGGCCGCCGATGCGGCGGCCGAGAACTTCAGGGTGTACGCGGCGGAAGCCGAGCGCGGCGGCACGTCGACCGAGAAGTTCCGCACCTTGCTGCCCGGCTACACCGAAGCGTTGATGACCGCGGACACTCAGACGAAGCTGTCTGCCGGATCTCAGGCCAAGCTGGCGAAAGAGGCAGGGCTGACTGCCGACGAGCTGCAGGATCAGCGCACTGAGGCAGAGAAGCTCTCGGACGCCCTGAACACGCTCAACGGTGTGGCGATCTCCGCGGCCGAGCGTGAGATCAGCTTCCGTCAGTCCCTGGCCGACCTCAACGAGGCAGTGAAGGAGAACGGCCACTCGCTGGACGTCACCTCCGATAAGGGCCGCAAGGTCAAGTCTGCTTTCCTCGAAGCGGCAAGCGCGGCGATGGAGCACGCCGAGGCCATCGCAGAGCAGAAGAACAGTCAAGAGGCCGGGCAGAGGGTCCTGGAGAAGGACATCGCCCTCCTCAAGGAGGACATGCTCGCGAAGGGCTTCTCGAAGGATGCGGTCGACAAGCTGGCCGCCGCCTACCTGAGGCTGCCGGCTTCGAAGGTCACGAAGGTCGACGCTAAGACCGAGAGTGCCATCAGGGATCTCGAAGCGGTCAAGGCGAAGGTCGCAAACACCAACGGCAAGACGATCACGATGCGGGCGCCCACCGCGGAGGCCCGCAAGCAGCTAGAAGCGCTGGGCTTCAAGATCAAGGACACGAAGGGCAAGAACGTCACCATTTCGGTCCCCACCGGCGGACCGATCGGCTCGGTGAGGGCAATCCAGGGCGCCATCAACAGCCTGCGCGGCAAGACCGTCACCAACTACGTGTCGACGATCGACAGCGGAACCTTCTACAAGGGCAAGCCGCTGATGAAGCCGGAAGCCGACGGCGGCATCCTGAAGTTCTTTGCCGGCGGCGGCATGCACGAGAACCACGTGGCCCAGATCGCCCGCAAGGGCACGTGGCGCGTATGGGCGGAGGACGAGGCAGGGGACGAGGCCTACATCCCTCTAAACCCGGCAAAGCGCCCACGCTCCCGGCAGATTGCCGCCGAGACCGTGAAGCGGCTCGGCGGCCAGGTGGCCTGGTTCGCCAACGGCGGCATCTCGGGCTTCACCTACACGCCGACGGGCATGGCGGTCCTCGGCGGCCCGTCGGACGCCAAGCAGCGCTACGACCAGGAAATCGAAGACCTGAAGAAAGCCTGGTCCGACCTCAACAAGGCGCTGGCCGACCAGAGGAAGGCGGCCGACAAGCTCAAGGACGCCGAGAAGGACCTGGCCAAAGTCCGTAAGCGCAAGCACACCAAGAAGCAGTTGGGAGACGCCCAGGAGCGGGTGGGCAAGGCCCGGTCGGAGAAGAAGAAGGCCGACTCGACCGTCTCCAAGGAGCGCAAGGATCTCGCCGCGGCGAACAAGGAGCTCGGGTTCGGCAAGTCTGCGAAGGTGCCGAAGGCGTTCAGTCTGAAGGCCTACGAGACGCAGCTCAACGAGTCCGTCGCCGACACCGAGAAGTGGCGCAAGAACCTCGCTCGGATCGGCCAGCGCGGCGGCAAAGAGCTGAAGGCCATGCTCGAAGGCATGGGGGAGGAGGGCTACGCCCTCGTCAACTCTCTCGCCGGCGCGAGCGACCGGCAGTTCAAGTCGATCGTTGCCAAGCTCCAGAAGACCGGCGATCTGGCCAAGGCGACCCTGGCGGACTTCAACAAGCAGCTCGGCGCGTCAACCAAGGAGAACCAGCAGTTCGCGGCGGACCTGCAAAAGCTCGCATCCCAGGGGTTCGGTGACCTCGCCCAGGCGCTCGCCGCGCAGGGCGACTCGGCGGCCATGACGCTCGCCCATGAGGCGGCAGGCAACAGTAAGAGCGCAGCCGCGGCGAACAAGAGCGTCGGTGCCGCACAGAACACCCTCACGGGTGAGGACTTGGCCAACAGCCTGATCCTGCTGTCGACATTGCGGGGCGGCACCGGCCGCGGGTACGCGGATCTGATTGCGGCCGGCCTGGATCCGGCGACCATCAAGGCCCTCGTGCCGAAGATGACCAAACAGATCGGCAGCCTGCCTGCGGCGAACAAGGCGACCTTCGTGCGCCAGTGGGTCGCCCAAGGGGGCGCGGCGATGGCGGCCGGCGGCATCCTCAGCCGGCCCACCATGGTCCTCGGCGGCGAAGCAGGGGTCCGGGAGTCGTGGATTCCTTGGACCAGCAGTGCGCGTTCCAAGGCGCTCCTGGCCAAGACCGCCTCCGCCATGGGCTACCAGCTGGTGCCTGCCGGCCGGTACAGCAGGGGCGGCACCTCCACTGCGGCCATCGCCCGCGAGGTGTCCAAGCAGATCACGGTCAACCTTTACGGCGCCAAGCAGACGGCAGCCGAGCAGGCGCACGATCTCGCCCGCGTCATCTCGTTCGTCGGCTGAGAGGGGGCTCGGGTGGCCTACACCCCAAGTACAGACCTTGACGGGAGGCAGGCCACCCTCGGCACGCTCCGCCTTGGAGCGGTCGACAGCGCGGGGGTGGCCTGGTTCCTCCAGACCCTGGAGGGCTGGGACAGCCCAGAGGTGCGGGCCGAGTTCCAGGAGCGGGAGGCGGATCACGGCGCCTGGGCGTCGCCGGTCTATCTCGGATCGCGGCCGGTCACCCTGGCCGGAACGGTCGAGGCCCCGGACCGGGCGTCTCTGGATACCGCGCTCGACCAGCTGTTCGTTGCCGCAGCGCTGGCGGACACCACGCTGACGGTGTGGGAGTCGACACCCAAGCAGGCGACCGTGAGGCGGTCGGGGAAGCTGCTCGCGCAGCACGTCACCGACCGCATCGCAACCTGGTCGGTCATGGTCACGGCCGCGGACCCGCGCCGCTACGGCACCACCCTGCAGACCGGAACGACCGGTCTGCCCACCACCAGCGGGGGCTTGACCTTTCCGGTCACATTCCCGGTCACGTTCTCGGCGACGACGGTGTCCGGGCAGATCAACGCAGTCAACGCCGGGACGCTGGACACCCGGCCCGTCATCACGATCACCGGGCCCGTCGTCGCGCCCACGGTGTCCGCCCTCTACCCGGACGGCTCGGTGCGACAGCTCATCTACTCCCAGGATCTCGCCACCGGTGACGTCCTCGTCATCGACACCGACGCACACACCGTCGTCCTCAATTCGGTCGTGTCCCGCCGCCGGTTCATGACGGTGTCCGGAGGCTGGCCAACCATCCCGGCCGGCGGCTCCGCCAACTACCAGTTCCAGTCCGGCACCTACAACGCGACCGCGACGCTGACCGCCACGTGGCGCTCGGCATGGATGTGAGGAGGCCCAAGTGCCGGTAGACGTCTGGGCCATCGACAGCCTCGCCTTCACAGGTCTTGAGGCCCGCAACGTCGAGGCCATGCAGATCATGTCCGACGGGACCGCGATGGGGTCCCGCTCCGGGGTCCGGCCCGGGGACCTCGGGCTGACGGTCACGCTCGCGGGCACGACCATCAACTGTTCCGCCGGCGTGGCCGCCATCGGTTACCCCGGACAGGGCGTGTACCGGGTCGCGTTCCCCTCCTCGGTGTCGCCCGGCGTGTACACGGCGGCGCACGCCACCTTGAACCGTATCGACCTCGTCTACCTGCGGGTCTGGGACAACTCGGTCGACGCGTCCGGTCTGAACAAGGGTGACATCGTCTACCTGGCCGGGACTCCGGCCGCGTCGCCGGTCGCTCCGACTCCGGCGGGCACGCAGATCTACATGCCGCTCGCCACGATCTCTGTGCTGTCCGTATCGAACGGCGGCACGGCCTCTGTGTCGCAGGCGATTCGGCCCAACACCGTGGCGCCCGGCGGAATCCTTCCGTCGGCAACGGCACCCTCTAGCCCTTATGCGGGGCAGGCCTACCACAACGGCACCGACCTGCTGGCCTGGAACGGGTCCTCCTGGGACACCTACTACAAGGTGCCGGGCGCCTGGGTGGACTACACCCCGACGTGGACGAGCTCCGGGAGCAGCCCGTCCCTGGGCAACGGGACGCTCGTCGGGAAGTACAGCAAGATCGGACGACAGGTCACGATCCACATCAACCTGATCCCCGGCTCGACCACCACCTACGGCAGCGGCAACTACAGCTGGGCACTCCCGTTCACCGCCGCCAACACGGGCTGCTCCTACATCCTGAACGCGCACCTCCTCGGCACCGACCGATGGATGGGGCAGATGGTCATCTCGCCCGCTGCAGTGACGACGAGCGCGTTCTTCAACCTGTCGACAACGAACAGCCGAATCGACTTCATGACGCCGACCCGGCCTGAGACGTTCGCGAACGGATCCCAGCTCCGCATCACCGGCACCTACGAGTCGGCCAGCTGATGGGAACGCCCTACCAGCTCGCCTGGTACGGCTGCGACATGCGCACGGGCGGCATCATCGAAGACCTGCCCTCCCTGAAGCCGACAGGCTCCCTGGGGCGGAAGCTGGGCGACGCCACGACCCTGCAAGTCGAGCTCACCCTGTCAGGCGCCGCGCCGAACTGGGACGAGGCTACGACCCCGGGCGCAACCATGCTGGTCGCCGTCGACACCGCCACCGATACCCCGATCTGGGCGGGGGCGGTCCTGCCCCGGGAGGGTGGCAGCCACACGACCGTCCAACTCGGTGCGGCCACCCTGGAGCGCTACCTCGACAGCCGCTTCCCCGGAACGCAGACCCTCGTCGGCGCCGACCAGGCCGCCGTCATCAGCGCCCTCGCCACACCGGCACTCACCGACGGGCCACCGATTGTCATCGATGCCCCGAACACCGGCGCCGTCATGGACTACTACACGCAGGACGGCGACGACAAAAGCATCCTGTCCTGCCTGCAAGAGATCATGGGCCTGGACGGCGGCCCGGAATGGACCATCGACGTCGCATGGAACGCCAGCCATTCAGGCTTCGAGTTCCCGCTGCGGGTCCGCCCCAAGATCGGCGTACAGGGAGCCACCTCGGTCGTCTTCGACTTCCCGGGCTGTGTCGCCTCGTACACCCTCTCCGAGTCCTACGAAGCAGGGAAAGGCGCCACAGTCGTCATCGCCCGCGGTGAAGGCGAAGGCTCCTCGCGGCTCACCTCCATTCCCTACGAGGCGACGGCGCTCCTCGCGGCCGGCTGGCCCCGCTGGGAGTACCGCTACTCCCCGGCGACCGGACTCACCGACCCGGACCAGCTCAACTCGCACGCCGCCCGGTCCGTTGGCCTCATGGCGCGCGGCGGCCAGGTGTGGAGCTTCGAGGCCGTCGCTTCCGTCTCCCCACGCTTGGGGCAGTCCTGGGCGCTCGGCGACAGCATCCACGTCGCCATCGAGACCTCGCCGCGACATCCGCAGGGCGCCGACACGGTGGCCCGCTGCTGGGCGTGGGAGCTCGAGCCGGGCGCCGACCGCATCCGCCCCATCCTTGTGGAGGAGAACTGATGCCGCGGCAGCTCGATCAACTGCCGCCGGACGCCACCTCGCTGGCCCGGCGGGTCCAGTCGCTGGAAACACAGGTACGCGAACTGCGGGCCGCCCGCCGCATGACGTCCGCCACCGTCGGCACCCTCCGCGTGTACTCCGAAGACGGCGAGACGCTCCTCGCGGAGCTGGGGCCGCAGACCACGGGCGACGGCGGTGGCGGCCTGTGGACCAGAGGCCGCCAGGACCCGATTAACTTCTCCGCGTACTTGTCGTCAGGGGTGCTGCAGTTCCGGCCCGTCGAGAACGACCGTGTCGCCGTCCCTGCAGGCGTCACCTACGACTCTGACGCCTACCAGTACACCAACCTCACCCTCACATCCGGGAACGTGGCCCCCAGCGCACATCGGGCCCTGGTCATCCTGGAGTCGACGTTCGAAGGCGGCTCCCCCTACGTCTACGTGCAGGGCGAGAACTCCAACCAATGCAACATGGACGTCCTCGGGGTCTTCACCTCGTCGAACATCGCTTACGGGCAGGTGACGATCAACCCGTCCGCAGCTAACACCCCGACATCGGTCAACGTGACCGGCCTCAGCCTGAAAGGCTCGACGTTCCTCCCCTACGTCTCCGCCGCCACGACCGTGCCTGGCTCGCAGGTCACCGGCGTCGGCGCCACATCCCCGTCGGCATCAGGGCTGACGGTGTGGGCCACCCGCACCAATACCACCGCAACCATCGTGAACTGGCTGGTGATGGGCATATGAGCGTCGCGTTCGAGCCCGCCCTCTGGTATGCGGTTACCGCCCGGGATGACAATGGGGCCTGCCAGAACAGCACGGACGGCCAGACGTTCGAGGTCAATCCCTGCTACTCCAACGGCGGGAAGGTGGTCATTGACTGCGGCCTCTGCCATGAGCCGATGACGATCCTCTCGGCCACGCTACTCAACCCGCAGCCCGAGATGGCGTGAAGGGCGGCGCATGACGACCTTCAACGACCTGCCCCACGTCTTCTACTCCGCGCACCGAGGAGGAGCCGGCGAGGCGCCCGAGAACACGATCGAAGCGCTTCGTGCCGGCGCCCGGTGGGCGGAAGTTCTCGACCTGGACACGCAGATCCTCGGCGACGGGACGCCGGTCCTGATGCATGACGAGACCGTCGAGCGCACCACCAGCGGAACCGGACCAACCTCCGCCTTCGGGATCGCCCAGTGGGAGATGCTCCGCAGCGACCCGGGCACCTGGTTCGCCGCCGGGGCGCCAACGCTCGCAGTGCCCACCGTTGAGCAAGCCCTGGACGCCTTTGGTGGGCGCCGAGTGATGACGGTCGAGGCCAAGAACGCGGACGGGGTGGCCGAGCTGGCCACCCTCATCCGGGACCGGAGCCTGGCCGAGTCCGTGCTCATCAACACCAACGACCCCGGCACGGTCTCCACGATCCGAGCAGCGGGCTGCCGTGCCCATCTATGGCGCTCTGCCGCACAGATGACCAGCGACGACTTCGGAGCCTTCGTTGACGGTGGCGCGGACGTCCTCGACGTCGACATCGCCGCACCCGACGCGCTCATCGCCGCCGCCATCGGCGCCGGCCCGCCGCTGGGGGTGTGGGCCCACACTCTGACTCGCCGCTCACAGCAGGCCCGCGCGGTAGCGCTGGGCTGCCGTGGCGTCGTCACCGACTACCCGGGCTATGTGAGCGGGCGCGCCCCGTCCCGCCGCAGTGACAGCCTCACCTCGGGCTGGGGCTACGGATACGTCCCTTCGGGCACTGGCGCCCGCCCCAAGCTGCTGCCTGGGGGAGTACTGCATTTCACCTCGACCGCCGACACGCAGGTGGTACTTCTCGGCGAGCTGTCCCCGATCACATCCGGCAGTTTCACCGTCGAGGTCAGGTTTTCCCTGTCCGCCGCCACCTCCCGCCCCTGGTTCGGCGTGCATCTCGGAATGGATGACGCGAGTACCGTCCTCAAGTCCAGCGCAGTCGTCCATAACGGCTACACCTGCCAGTTCACCGGTGGCGGCAGCCTGGCCATCTATCGCGACGACGGCACAGCGAAGACATCATCGAGCCTTGCTTCGAGCGCCGCGGGCGGCACGTTCTCCGCAGACACCGCGTACACGCTGCGGGTCACGGTCACGCCGACGCAATTGCGCGCGTCCGTCCCTGAACTGTCGACCGTGACAGCCGTCGCAAACGACGCCACCTACCGCGGTCCGATGTACCTGTACCTCGGCCGAGCCGCCTCCGCCGGCGGCGTCACTGCCAAGGCTTGGGACATCACCGCCACCTGACCCCCACGCCCTGTCACCCCGAGCCCGCAGGCCGGGGTCGCTTTCATGCCCAGAAAGGGGCCCACCTTGAAGCTCGTCACGCGAGCCCAACTGGGCTGGCCCGCATCCGCCGCGCCAACGCAGACCACCGCCAAGGGCGTGAAGGTCCACTACGAGGGCACGGCCGTGAGCACCCGGCTGCTCACCGACCACAACGCGTGCATCGCCGAGTGGAAGGCCATCCGCGCCTCGCACCTCGCGAACACCGCCGAGAACTACAGCGACGTCGCCTACAACTACGCCGCCTGCCCCCACGGCTACCTCCTCGAAGGCCGCGGCCTGCGCAAGCGCACCGGCGCCAACGGCAACCAGACGTTGAACATCGCGCACTACGCGATCGTCGGCCTCGTCGGCTCCTCCGGACTGACCAAGCCGACCGACGCCATGCTCGGCGCGATCCGCGACGGCATCGAGCTGCTTCGGAAGAACGGCGCCGGCACTGAGATCAAGGGCCACCGCGACGGCTACGCCACCGCCTGCCCCGGGCCCGAGCTCTACGCCTGGGTCCAGAAGGGCGCGCCCCGGCCCACCACGACCACCCCGCCCCAGGAGGACGACGCCATGCCCACCGCCGCCGAGATCGCCGAAGCGGTCGTAGCCAAGCTGCTCGCCGGGGGAGGGGTGCTGGAGAACAGCGACCTCGACCGGCTGTTCAGCCGGGACGCCATCCCCGCCGCGCGCCCCCCGTACAACAACCCGGACTACTTCGGCGCCGACGGCAAGACCGTCGCCAACGACTCGTGGACGTTCAAGTACGCGGTACAGACGGCCGTCGAGAACGCCCGCGAGGCCGTCGCCCGCATCAAGAACCTCGAAGGCACTGTCGGTGCCGTCGAGTTGACCGACGCGCAGGTCGCCAGCCTCGCCACCGCCGTCGTCTCCAACCCCGCGTTCGCCGAGGAGATCGCCGAACGAGTCGCCGTCAAGCTCGCCGAACGCCTCGCCGACTGAACACCCAGAGAATCGAGAACCCTCATGCTGCTCGGAAGAGAACCTGCCCTGCTCCTCGGTTTCATCGCCGCCGGCGTCAAGCTCCTCGGCTACGAGCTCAACGTGTCCGACGGCGTCCAGACCGCCATCAACGCGATCGCCGCGGGCGTCGTCGCCATCATCATCGCGTTCGTCGCGAAGGACGGAGCCTGGGCTGCAGCGATCCTCCAGACCGCGCAGGCGGTCATGTCGCTGTTCGTCGGCCTCGGCCTCGACTGGTCCGCCGACCGGCAGGCCCTTTGGATGGGATCCATCGCCGCCCTCCTCGCTGTCGTCGAGCGGTTCATCGTGACGCCGCCAGTGTCCACGACCCGACTCGAACAGGTCAGCCCGATCAAGGCGGCCTGAGTGCCGCGCCGTGTGGCCCGGCGGCTCGGGCGGATGCTGGGCCGCCGCGGCGCGATCCTCCTCTGCTACGGCGTCGTGTGGGCCATCATCGGCTACGGGCAAATCACCTCACCCGCACCCGACCTGCGTGGCCTGCGCCTGCTGCTGCAGACAATGCCGCTCGACGTGTGGGGCTGGATCTGGGTCACCTCAGGGCTCATCGCGATCGCCTCGGCGTGGCTGCCGCAAGGGAGGGACTGGCCGGGGTTTCTGGCGCTGCCGCTGATGGTCCTGCCGTGGGCGGTGTCCTACCTCCTCGCATGGATCATCGGGGACTACCCCCGCGGCTGGGTCGCGGCAGTGGTGTGGGGGGCGATCGCCGCACCGGTTCTGGTTGTCGCCGGATGGCGGGAACCCGTCCGGCCCAAGAGACTTGAGAGCGTCTAATGATGGACACCTGGATCCAGGCGGGGATGACGGTGATCGCCGCGGCTGGCGGTGTCGTGTCCGCACGGGCCGCACGCAGAACGAAGCGCCAGGAGCGGCGCGATGACTTCACTGCGGTAACGGCGCAACAGGGTCAGCAGATCGAGCGCCTGGAAAAGCGGGTTGCACTGCGCGAACAGGAAGCCGAACGACTCGGCCAGCGCCTCACCGACCAGGACGAGGCGATCCACTGGCTCCGGACGCGACTGCGGGACTTGGTCGGCGCCTTCCGGATCCGAGGGGAAGAGCCGCCCCCGGCACGGCCCATCCCGGAGCGTGCGGCCCGCATCCTCAACGGCTTCGACGTGTGAGAACTGGAGTGCGATATGCCGGAGCCGATCCCGCGGTCACCGCGCCGCGACGACACAGCCGCCGACGCACGCAGCCTTGAACAACTCGGGCGCATCGAACCCCAGCCCATACCGGCGCCGGCCATCGACCCATTCCAGGCGCCGGACTGGCCGCCGGAAGACGAACCCGCGTGAACGACAACGCCCCCTCCTTCGGGAGGGGGCGTTTCGTCGTGCTCAGAACGGTGCTTCGCCGCTGCCCAGGGATCTGCATGATGAACGGGCTGCCGTTGTTGATGGTCCAGTCGTTGCGGTCGGGGCGGATGAACTCGCCCGGCCGGCCGTCGACGAGGACGTGGCCTTCGTCGGCATTCAGCAGCACCGGGAAGAGGGACTCGTCGTGGAAGGTGAGCGTCCCGCGCCAGGACCCTCGTGCGTCCTTGGCGAGGTCGGCTGTGGTGTCGAACTGGCGGCCGTCGTCGAGGAGGAGAACGGCCGGGCCGTTGTACGTGGTCATGCTCGGAGGCTAGCGGCGCCGTCAAGTCGCGCATCGCGGTCCGCAGTTGAGTACGTGGGCTCTCGATAACCCACACATATCAACGACCGTCGGGCGTATGCTAGTTCTACACAAACCCCCATAAAGGAGCCGAACTTGGCGAGTGAACTCGAACCGGTGGAAGTGGAGTTCGTCCCGGCCGCACAGCCGACAGCTGCCAGGGATCGCCACATCTCAGGCGAGACCGCAGAAGACCTCAAGCGCGCCACTGCGGCCAACACGGAACGCGCCTACGCGCGCTGGTGGAACATGGCCCTCGCCTGGTGCGAGCGAGAGGGGCGCACTCCGCTGCCGATGACCGCCGAGACGATCGCCGAGTTCATCGGATACCTCATGCGCTCCACGTCCAAGGCGACCGGCAAGCCGTATTCGCCAGCTAGTCTGGATCAGGCCCTCTCTGCGGTCCGGACCGCGCACTTCCGTGCAGG